GGCGGCTGCACGAGTGCAGACCCGGCAGGACGATAACGAGCTGGGCATCAAAAGCGTGGATCCGGCCAATGTGGTTGGTGCCACCGCCGCAGTGCTCTATAACACCAAAACCCGGCATATCGAGGTGTATGTGGCAACTGCGGGTGTGCTCAGCATGCAGGGCAAGAGCATCACTGGCTGGGATAGCAAGGTCAGCATGGGCAAGACTGTGCGTAAACCCGAATCTGTGTTGCCGCACTGGAGCCGGGCTGGCACGGTCAAGCGCCTGTTTGTGCTGGGCAACGACATCCGTGGCAAGAGCTGGGCAGTGACCGGCAAAATCAGCAAAAACCATATCATTCTCAAGGTGATGTAATGTATTACAAAACGCCCACCATGCGTTTCCCGGACCTGCACCCTGTTATAACGTGGGTTAGAGACCAGTGCGGTCCTGAGGATGGTGGGCGCTGGGAACTGGAATATGCAGGTGGCATTGGCAACGTCAGTGTGCGTTGGTGCTTTCGGGACAAACAGGATCTAGATAGGTTTTTAGATACCTGGGATTGTCGGGCGTGACATCTGTGTTATATGCATTTGTAGACAGGACCGATCGTTTCACTACGTGGCTTGGTGTTACCCACAGGAACCCATCTGCAAGTAAGTCTGGTACGAACCTCAAGATAACGGTTGACAGGTGGCACAGATGTGCTATTATGTGGCTATAGAGAGGGACATGCAGATGCAAGTTTTCACGGTGACTAAGCTTAGTAGTGAATATGACGGTCTCACTTCAGACTTGGTCGGCGTTTATGCCACGCGCCAGCTGGCTGAGACGGTTGCTTTACGGGCGCAGAGCCAGTGGCAGGATTCGTTTCGAGTGACTTATGAAGTCGATAGCTATGAGGTCGTGACCACTGTAGATGCATAGCTGTTATGCATAAAGTATCATTTACCTAATTTTCTGTTGGTGGTATATTCTTAATATGATGAATAAGGAAACGAGCATGTACGACTTCGAAGACGGTAAAGGTCCGGTGGCAGCGAACCAACATCCTAATGGTGGTGGCTGGGTTGCTGATACTGCTTCTGTTGATGCAAGTGCTTATGTTGGTCCGGATGCCAAAGTCTTTGGTTATGCTTGGGTTTCTGACAATGCTAAAATTTCTGGCAAAGCTATGATTTTTGGTTATGCTAATGTTTTTGGCGATGTTTGTGTCTATGACAATGCTATGGTATATGGTTATGCTAAAGTTTATGGCAATGCTAAAATCTTTGGTAACGTTAAACTCTTTGGCACTACTAAAGTCTTTGGTGATATAAAGCTTTATGCATAACTGTTATGCATAAACTAGCATTTACCTAATTTGCTGGCAATGCTATATTCTTAATATGATTAAGAGGGGAACGAGCATGATCATGTATGACTTTGGTGATGGCAATGGTCCAGTAGCAGCATACCAACATCCAAATGGTGGTGGTTGGGTTGCTGATAGTGCTTTTGTTGATCTAACTGCTTATGTTGGTCCTGATGCTTGTGTATATGGCAATGCTAAGGTCTGTGATTATTCTCAGGTCTTCGGTAATGCTAAAGTTTGCGACAATGCTTACATTACTGGCAATGCTAAAATTTATGATAATGCTAAAGTTTGCGACAATGCTTACATTACTGGCAATGCTAAAATTTATGATAATGCTTGTGTCTTTGGCACTGTCTGGGTTTGTGGAACTACTGTGCTTCGTGGTGATGATACGGTTTGCGGTAATGCTTATGATACCTAGTGAATAGTAGCTATGCATAAAGTATCATGTACCTAATTTTCTGGTGATGGTATTCTAGTCATATGATGAATAAGGAAACTACCATGTATGATTTCAAGGACGGTAATGGACCTGTAGCAGCACACAAACACCCCACTGGTGGTGGCTGGGTTGCTGATACAGCTTATGTTGCTGATAGTGCTTTTGTTGGACTTGATGCTTGTGTCTTTGGTAATGCTAGGGTCTCTGGTAATGCTCAGGTCTTCGATAGTGCTATGGTCTCTGGTAATGCTCAGGTCTTCGATAGTGCTAAGGTCTCTGGTAATGCTTGGGTCTCTGGTAATGCTCAGGTCTTCGATAGTGCTAAGGTCTTTGGTAATGCTTGGGTCTGCGACAATGCTAGAGTCTATGACAGCGCCAAGGTCTTTGGTAATGCTTATGTCTCTGACAATGCTAAGGTCTCTGGTAATGCTCAGGTCCGTGGCAAAGCTTGTTATCTTTGATAATGCTAGTGTCTTTGCCAATGCTAAGGTCTATGGCAATGCTAGGGTCTTTGGCACTACTGTGCTTCGTGGCGATGATAAGTTTGGCGAGGGTGTATTGGGTGACCTTGAATAAGGAAACGAGCATGGCAGACTTTACTGAAACACCATATGCCGAAGACTTGTATCGAGAACTGAGTGACGTTATGGATAAGTATGCTGTCTATAATAGGATGAAGGATAAAGACATTCTTGTAGTTCTTGACGCTTTGATGCAACATACAGTTGAGCGAGTGGACGAAGAAGATGATTGAGATTGGTCCTAATCTAAATCACAGTGGATACTTTGGTTCCGCGCAACAGGGCGCGGCGGTTGCCATCTAAGACACTGTGCTGCGGTCCGACGAAAGCTTTGGCATCCAAATGCGTGTGATCCAGAAATAATTGCGATTTTGGTTGACAGATAGCACAGATGTGCTATTATGTGTGAATAGACAAGGAGCATGGCAATGAGCGTGATCAACGACATCAAGCGAATGGAACGAGATCGTGTGGTAACTCCGCCCAGCTGGTTGCTGTCAAACGTTCACTACCTGGCCATTGTGGGCAGTGAAAGCTATGGCGCGGCAACTGATTTGAGCGACCGTGACGTTCAGGGCTTTTGCATCCCGCCCAAGGACGACATCTTTCCACACTTGCGTGGAGAAATTCCCGGCTTTGGCAATCAGATCCAGAGGTTCGAAAACTGGCAGCAACATCACTGCCGGGACCCTGCAAAGAGCTATGAATACGACTTCTGCATCTACAGCATTGTGAAGTTTTTCCAGCTCTGCATGGAAAACAACCCCAATATGCTGGATGTCATCAGTGTGCCCACGCGCTGCATTGTGCATACCACCAATATTGGTCAGATGGTTCGCGACAATCGCCACTTGTTCTACCATGCTGGTTGCTTTCATAAATTCCGTGGATATGCTTTCAAACAGATGAGCAAGCTGGATTCTCAACTTAATCCCCTTGTTGCTTTTATGAAGCAGAAGAAGATTCCAGCGTCAGTCACACTTGATGATGTCAAGAGAGAGATGGAGAAGAGGATGATTGGGTAGATCTTTTTATACCCATCCCAATGGCCCATCCGGCATTTAACCAGTTATCCAGTTCAGCCAACGGAACTTGTTTGATGGTTGTAGTTTCTTTATTATGAATGTATCTTAACTGTTTTAGTTTTTTGGTTTGCATCATATTTTCAATTCTTTGTTTCTCTAGCTCTGGATCTTTGGTCTCATGCCATTTCTTAATACCATTAGACATATTTTTTGATCGCGTTTCATGCCACTCGGTTGGCTGTGTAGCATATAGTTCTTTACGTAGTTGAGTAATTTGTTCAAGCTCTTCTTTGGTTCTTGAGCGCCAAATATCTTTCTGTTTTTGCGATATATTTTTAGATCTCTGAATTCCGGATTCTTGGCGAGCCTTCCATGTCAATCTCTTTTTTTCTCGTAATTTACTTCTTTCTTCCGGAGTTTTGTTTTTCATAGCTTCTACAAAACTTTGTACTGCCTTCTTGTTAATTCTTTTTTTCTTTTCTGGAGATAGATGCCCATGTAGGTTGCCGCCACTAGCTGAGGGGGATACGTTGTAATAATCTTTATTTGTTACGATGTCAGGTACTAAATCAAGATAATATTGTTCACGTTTCTTGACCATATCTACTGATTCATACACATATTCGAGTATTGACCTTTCAAACAATTCAGGGCATTTCCTGTATGCACGTCTAAAGTATTTGCCGGAGCCAATATAGTTGTCCGTAATTTTTCCTGCATGGGATCCTATGTATTTTTTTCTATTTTTTATGTTTGTCCATTGGTATATAAATCCAAAATAGTCACTTGACATATAAACAATCCTACTGTAATTTATGAAGCATGTAGTTATTTATGAAAAGAGCCACGATAATGTTATCGCATCTATCAGATGCTGAGTTGCAGGAACTGCATACCTTGCTTCAGCATCATAAGCTACCGAAAAACGACAAACGTAGGAACGATGTTATTGAGCATAACTATTCAACAAAATTTCTCATGCATGTTGTGCGGCTGGCCCTGGAGTGCGAGCAGCTCTTGACAACTGGCCAGCTAGAGCTTGACCGCGACAGTCAGACCTATCAGAGCATCCGACGTGGCGACTGGACACTGGAACATGGTAAACGGTGGTGGGAAAGCAAAGAGCGTGATCTCGAAACGCTTTATGCCAACAGCAAGGTTCTGCCACGCAAACCTGACGAAGAGGCCATCAAGCAGCTTTTATTGAATTGCTTGGAGACACATTTTGGCAGCATCAGCACCGCAGTGCAGCGCAATCCCAGTTTGGACAATGTGCTCAATGATCTACACGCTGTTTTGAATAAGTATCGATAATAGGAGATTATAATGGAACCCAAGGACAAACGAGAATTTCCTCGCATCACTCTGCGCTGGACACAAAACGGGCAAGAGTTCAATCCCAACAGCCCCAGTGATGAAGAAATGATGCGCATCATGGATGAAATGTTTGAGGCGCTCAAGGCAGCCATTGAGGACGATGAACAAGATCCCACAATTTTGGATCTGGCCATACTGGACGAACAAGTCCAGGGTGACGAGCACCCTGAAGCACTGGCTTGGATCATGAATGCCTACCGCAAGATTCAAGACGAACGGCGCCTGTGATGCTGAGGTTGTTGAGGTTTATCTTGACTGGTGATGGTCACGTCCACAAATACAATATCATCAAGGAGACCATTATAACCCGCGAGGGCGGGATTGTGGGTGATGAATATCACACTCAGTGTGAGGTATGTGGTAAGATCAAGTTCACCAACAACGTCGCGGCGTTTAGATTGCTGTGAAACAA